TTTTTGACCCTAATCAACTGCCACAAGGCAACATTAGCGGTAAAGCATTAAATGGCCAAATGTCACAAATGGATATGACAAACTTCCATTATTACGACAATTTGACACGTTCTATTGCACATACTGGCCGTATCATCCTTGCCATTATTCCTAAAATTTACAGTTCTGAACGTGTAATGCGAATTATTGGCGATGATGGCAAACCTGAATTAGTCACAATTAATCAAAAAACCGGCCAGCAAGATGAAAATGGCGTGGAAAAGATATTGAATGATGTAACCGTAGGCGAATATGACGTTGTTATGGAAACTGGCCCTGGTTACAACACCAAACGCCAAGAAGCAGTTGAATCCATGATGACCTTACTAGCGGCTGATCCAGGGTTAATGCAACAAGCCGGTGATTTAATCTTTAGAAATATGGATTTCCCAGGTGCAGAAGTCATTGCTGACCGCCTTGCATCTGTTAATCCATTAGCACAAATTGACGATAAATCCGATATTCCCCCACAAGTTCAGATGCAATTGGCTAATAGCCAAAAACAAATGGAAGCAATGGGCCAGCAAATCCAGCAGTTGCAGATGATGATTAAAAACCGTCAAGATGTTGAACAAGTACGTCAAGTTGGTGAAGATAGACGTGCAGTATTAGCCGCAGAAGTTAAACTCCATGACCAAAATACCCGTTCCGTCACTAGCCAAAACAAGACTGAAATTGATTCTTTGATGAAGTTAATTTTGGCTCATATTGATACCAACAATTTGCAACGTGAAATTGAAGCTAGAAATCGTGAACAAATGGGTTACACAGAACAAGCGGCACGTAGCATTGAAGATAATATGCAACAAATGTTGCCCCAACCACAACAAGGTCAAGCAATGCAGTAATGTTGCAAAATACTAGATATAGTATTAAGATGGCTTTACAACACTACCTATGGTGTTTTCATAGGGTTAATTCTTGGGATAATAACCATGTCAGAAGCACAAGTAGCAGAAGTAGTTGAACAACCTAGACAGGCTAGTTCATTAGTAACAAGTGAAAATTTAGCGGATTTTAATGCTGATAAATTAGGTTTAGCTTCCGAATCAAGCCCAACTGCGGCTGAAGTTGATGAAAATCCTTCAGAGCCAGCGGCTAAAGTAGGACAGAGTGAACCAAAATTAGCTGATGATGAAGCGACCGGAACAGATGAAAAGAAGCAAAACCCAAAGTTAGAAAAGCGTTTTTCTGAATTAACCAAGGCCCGTAAAGAAGCAGAAGCCAGAAATGTTGAATTAGAAAAGCGTTTAGCGGCATTAGAAAGCACCAGGCCAGCGCAAGTTGAAACCGAAGGCAATCGAAAGCCCACGCCGGACGATTTTAAAGATGCTTTTGAATATGCAGAAGCATTAGCAGATTGGTCAGCGGAAAACGCATTAGCAAGACGTGAACAGGAAGTAAAGCAAAAGGAAGTTGAAGCTAAACGTGAAACGGTCATTCAGACCTGGCAACAAAAGCTTGAATCTACTAAAGCAGAATTACCTGATTACGAAGTTATGGTGGCATCAAGTGATGTAAAGGTAAACGATACAGTACGTGATGCAATCCTTGAAAGCGATGTAGGACCAAGAATCCTATATGAACTAGCAAGTGATGATGAATTAGCTGAAAAGCTAACCGGCCTAACAACTGCTGGCGCATTAAAACTTATTGGGAAGCTGGAAGCGCAGTTTGAAAAGACTGATGCACCAGCGAAAGCGGAAAAGAAAACTGTTGCGGCGAAGTCTAAAGCACCTGAACCTATTCGACCTTTAAAGTCAACGAGTGGTGTAGCCGATGTAGGTATGGACGGCAACGATATGTCCTATCAACAATGGAAAGCCGCTAGACAAGCTGGGAAGATTAGATAAGGTTAAACCTAATTTAATTTTTAAGGAAATATCATGTCAAATAATTTATTGACGATTAGCAAGATTACTAATGAGGCCCTAATGGTCCTCGAAAACGAACTAACTTTTACTGGTCAAGTTGACCGTAATTATGATGATCAGTTCGCTGTAGTTGGTGCGAAAATTGGTCAGACCGTTAATGTAAGACGTCCTGGACGCTTCATAGGTGCCGTAGGCCCGCAATTGGTAGTTGAAGATTTCAACGAAACTTCTGTACCAGTTACATTGTCAACACAGTTCCAAGTTTCAACCCAGTTCACAACACAAGATTTGGCATTAAGCCTTGATATGTTCTCGGACAGAATTTTGAAACCGGCAATCGCAACAGTTGCAAATAAGATGGACCGTGACGGCCTATTAGTTGCTAAAAACAACACCGCAAACATCGTTGGTACTGCTGGTACTGCACCAACTGGTTTGATTACTTACCTAACTGCGGCCGCTTACCTTGATTCTGAAGGCGCACCACGTGATGGCCGCCGTTCTGTAACCATCGAGCCATTTACATCTTCAACTATTGTTGATAGCTTGAAAGGTTTGTTTGTTCCAACAACACAGATTTCTAGCCAATACACTAAAGGCCTTATGGGCCGAGATTCCGGCGGAATGAATTGGTATATGGACCAAAACGTGGTTAGCCAAACATTCGGTTCTTATTCAACTGCTACATTGTCATGCAACGTAACAACTGCTACTGGCTTTTTGTCAACTGGCTGGGCTTATTCAAGCAACATCACTATCGGTGCAACTTCTGCGGCCGCTACATTAAACCAAGGCGATACATTCACAATCGCTGGCGTTTATGCAGTTAACCCACAGAACCGTCAGTCTTATGGCAAATTGCGTAACTTTGTAGTTCAATCTACAACTGCAATTGGTTCCGGCGGTACTGCAACTGTTACCGTTGTTCCAGCCGTTATTACTGGCGGTCAGTTCCAAAACGTTAGCGTTACATCAACTGGTTCACAAGCAGTTACACCATTTAACAATACTGGTATTGTTTCACCACAAAACATTTTGATGCACCGCAATGCTTTTACATTAGCTTGTGCAGATTTAGAATTACCTGAAGGGGTCCATTTCGCTGGAAGAGCCTCTGATAAAGAATTAGGCTTGTCAATTCGAGTTGTTAGGCAGTACACCATAAATAACGATAGTATTCCTACCCGTTTAGATGTTCTGTATGGCTGGGCACCTTTGTACCCTGAACTTGCTTGCCGTATCGCATCGTAATGAAATAGGGGGCATAAAAACCCCCATTTTTAAACACTAATTTAAGGAATTAATATCATGGCAAATCCAGGCCCAGCAACAACCGTATCAAACCACCACATTCAACTAGGTTCCAATCAAGCTATTCGTTTGTTGGCTTCCTACCAGGGTGTTAACGTAAACGCAACTGGCGATACCGTTCTTCCAATTTTGGATACCGGTTCTTATTCAGTTTCTAACGTTATTTTCACTAACGCATCAACAAGCTTAACTACTGCATTAGCTGGTGTATTTACTGCACCTTCCGCTGGTGGTACAGGCATTGTTGCTAACGCCGCTTTATCAGCATTGACAAGTGCTTCTGTTGTTAGCCAACGTACTGTTGCTTCAACTGCGGCTTTAAGTGGTCCAAACCTTTACTTAAACGTTGGTACTGCACAAGGTGCGGCCGCCACTATGGACGTTTTCGTTTATGGTTACGATCTAACATTCCTACCTTAATAGGGAATAGGAAATAGTGAAGAAAGCCACCCCCACAAAGGGTGGTTTTTTTCCTTTTTAAGCTTATAATTAATCATCCTCATTTAAGGAAAATATCATGTCATCTACTACCGTTACACGTGGCAATTCTCACGAAACGTTTTATGTTCAACTTTCATTGACACCAACTGCCGTTACTACTGCAACAACTTCAGCACAAACATTTAGTTTGCCAGGTTTATTGGCTACTGATTTGGTACAAGTTTGGGGTGTTGCTGGTAATCAAACAACTGGCATTTCAATTGCCGAATCTGATGCGGCCGCAAACTCAATTACTATTCAATTTACAAACGCCGCCGCTACTGACAAAACGCCAGTATCAGGTGTTTACACAATTGAAATTGTTCGTTTAGAAGGCCCAGCCCCAGCAACGGCGGTGTAATCATGGCCATTACTAACGTATTACGTCCTATTGGCCCTACATCTGCCATAACAGTTTCGGGAACTTCATCTACTGCGGTTACTATTAGTGCTTCAGGAAATAACCAAATGGATTATTGTGCGTTTTTGAATACTGCTTCTACACCGGTGGCGATTACTATTGCCCCGGTAGTAGGCGGTGTAGGTACTGCTGGAGTATCAGCTTTACCTTCCGGAAGCACAAATAACACAATAGTTTTAGGTGTTTCTATGCAAATGCCAATGGTTATTGCGGTGCCGCAAACGTTTTCTGTTACCGCAATTGGAACGTCAGGTAGCTTATATATAACGCCAGTTGGCGATCAATCGTAAGGAAATAAAATGTCATCAACCAATCAAGTTGCAAATACTTTAACTGCCCAAATTGTGCCCGTACAGGCTTCATTTAATGCCGCTGGGGTATGTACCGGCTTGATTGGTCAAGGTGCAGTATTTTCACCACCTTTAAGCGGCAATACTGAAAATCCATCTACATTGTCATTAGGTGGAAATTTAGTAATGTCATCAACCGCCCCATCTATTGCTTCAGGATTTGGTACTTCACCAACAATTACCGGTGTAAATACTGCCGCATTTAAAGTGGTAGTTGGTACAGGCGGTGCGGCTGGTGGAACAATTACTTTGCCAGCGGCGGCTAATGGATGGGTAGTTCAAGCTTTTGATGTAACTGCTGGCACAACATTATTTTTGCAACAAACAGGAAGCACAACAACTTCTTTTACCGTAACAAGTTTTAGTATTACTACTGGTTTAGCCGCTAATATGTCGGCCGGTGATGTAATCTTGTTTATGGCAATGGCTTATTAATTAAGGGTTATAAATGACCAGCCCATCTAATTCTTATGTTCAGAATTTTTTACCCGTACAGGCCTATTTTAATTTAGATGGGTCTTTTAATACTTTTATTGGCCAAGGCGTTCCATTTACGGCAACAATCAGCCCAAACCAATCAGGGTTAAACATTACAAGTAGTACGATAAATAGCACAACTATTGGCCTGACAACACCGGCCGCCGGTGTTTTTACAAGTTTTAGCACTACAACTGGTACGATTTCAACCCAACCAAGTGGCGCAACTGATATTGTTAACTTATTAGCATTACAGTCTTATGCCGCTGGAATTAGTTGGAAAAACCCAGTAACTGCCGCAACAACTACAAATATTACCCTTTCAGGGCTACAAACTGTTGACACAGTAAGCCTTGTTGCTGGCAATACAGTATTGGTTAAAAACCAAACAGATAATACAAAAAACGGTATTTATAAAGTTTCCGCTGGTGCTTGGACTTATGCAACTGGTTCTACAACTTGGGCGCAATATGTCAGCGCATTAGTATTTGTAGAATATGGAACACAAGCTGGATCAGCATGGTATTGTTCTGCACAACCAGGTGGCACACTTGGCACAACTGCAATGGTATGGAGTAATTTCAGCGTTGCTTCAACATACACCGCTGGAACTGGGTTAACCCTTGCTGGTTATCAATTTAGCATTACAAATACAGGCGTTGCCGCAAATACTTATGGTTCTGCAACTGCAAGCCCAGTATTCGCCGTAAATGCCCAAGGTCAAATTACTAGCGTTACTAATACAACTATTACCCCAGCAATTGGCAACGTTACAGGATTGGCAACTGGTATTGCAACATTTTTGCAAACCCCAACTTCTGCCAATTTAGCGGCCGCAGTAAGCGATGAAACTGGTTCAGGATCATTAGTATTTGCTACTAGCCCAACATTAGTAACCCCAGCCCTAGGAACTCCAGCAAGCGGTGTAATGACTAACGTTACAGGCCTTCCATTATCAACTGGTGTAACTGGTACGTTGCCAATAGGAAATGGCGGTACAGGCCAAACAACGGCTTCTACTGCATTTAATGCTTTAAGCCCAATTACAACTGCTGGCGATTTAATTATTGGTAATGGAACAAATAGTGCAACTCGCCTTGGAATTGGTTCTAATAATTACGTGCTTACAAGTAACGGAACTACTGCTTCTTGGGCCGCAGTACCATCATCTATGGTTTATCCAGGTGCCGGTATTCCAAATTCAACTGGTTCTGCATGGGGTACAAGCTACTCTACAACTGGATCAGGCACAGTTGTTGCATTAGCAACTAGCCCAGTATTTGTTACTCCTACATTAGGTGCGGCTAGCGCAACAAGCATTAGCACTTCAGGAACTGAAACTGCTGGTGCTTTTGTAGCAAACAAAGTAATTACTGGCTCTTTAAATGCTGGCGCATTTAGCTATGGAACACTTGCTTATTCTGATATTGATATTTTTTCTTCTTATACATTAAGCGTAAACAACTATGTTCAGAAGATTTTGCAAAATACTAATTCAGGCACGGCCGCTTCTGCTGACTTTGTTATTAGCAACAATCTAGGTACTGCTTCTACTTATTATGGTGACTTTGGTATTACCAGTTCAGGATATAACACCCCTGGACAAAACATTACAAACACACCTAATACAGTTTATTTACAAGCAGTAACAACTGGTTTAGCAATTGGTACATTAAATGCCAATACAACAACTTTTTATTCTAATTCTACACAATCAGCCCAAATTAGCACGGCTGGTGTTTGGTCTTTAGTAAATGATGCTTCTATTCATGGGCTTGCTATTGGTTTGGGTAATGGTAGCGTTGCTTACAATACGGCTTTAGGTGATACTGCTTTAGGTGGATCAAATTCAGGAAGTTCAGGCCAAAATACTGCCGTTGGTTATCACACTTTATATTCAAATACTTCAGGTTCTTTTAATTCTGCTTTTGGTTGTGCTACTTTACAAGCCAACACAACCGGAACAAACAATACCGCTAGTGGTCAAAACGCTTTATATACCAATACAACTGGTTCTTATAATTCTGCTTTTGGTTTTGGTTCTTTATTTTCAAATACAACGGCTAATAACAATGTGGCAGTTGGCTATCAATCAATGTACGCTAATACAACTGGTGCGGCTAATACTGCATTAGGTACATCTTCATTTTTGGCTAACACAACTGGTTCTAACAATGTGGCATTAGGTTTTGCCGCAATGGAATCAAACACTACTGGTTCATATAATGTGGCAATAGGTAGAAATGCGTTAGATTTAAACACCACAGGCTCTAATAACACCGCAATAGGTTACCAAGCCGCTTACAATAGCACTACTAGTGCTGGAAGTACGGTTATTGGTTATCAAGCTGGATATTCTGCGACAACTAATACTTTAAACAATACTGTTTTTATTGGTTATCAAGCTGGATATTACCAAA